ATACTTTACGGGAACATTAAGTGCAAATTCAGCCGCACAACCAAATATCACAAGCACTGGTACTCTTGCAGGCTTAGTTGTTGCAGGCAATATTACTCCAAGCACAGACATAACATATAATTTAGGTAACAATACAAATAGATTCAATGACTTGTATCTAGCCAATAGCACAATATACATTGGTAGTCAGACTATTAGTGCAAACGCAACAAACGTAATTATTTCAGGTATACTAACAGCAAATATATCTGGAAATATATCAGGTAATGCCGCAACAGCAGGAACAGTAACAACAAATGCACAACCTAACATTACATCGGTTGGCATACTAACTAGTTTATCAGTCAGTGGCAATATTACTACTGGTAACTTAGATGGAGCAAATAGTATCACCGCTAATTATTTTATTGGTAGCGGTAACAACTTAAGTAATATACAAGGTGCAAACGTATCAGGTGCGGTATCATTTGCAACAACTGCAAATAGTGTAGCACTTGCAAACGTATCAGGCGCGGGTAATATTGCATCTATTAATTTAGACGGCAGCACAAGTAATGTATTGTATGGTAATGGTGTATTTGCTCCAGTAGCTGTCGCAACGTATGGCAACAGTGACGTTGCCACATTCTTGGGTAGTTACGGTAGTAACACTATTACAACTACAGGTAACGTAAGTGTTGGTAACATTATTGGTAATGGACAAGCCTTGACTGGCATTGCTGGTGCTAACGTAACCGGTGCTGTTACTTATGCAGGAACAGCAAATAGTGTAGCACTTTCAAATGTTTCTGGTGCAGGTAATATTGCTTCCATTAACTTAGATGGTAGCACCAGCAATGTACTATATGGTAACGGTGTATTTGCTCCGGCAGCAGTATCATATGGGAACAGTAATGTTGCTACGTTCTTGGCAAGTTTTGGAACTAATACTATTACTACTACTGGTACTATTACTAGTGGTAATGCTAACTTAGGTAATTTAGTAGTCGCTAACTTTTTCAGTGGTGATGGTGGTTTATTAAGTAACATCAATATAGCAGCCGGCTCAAGTATTGTTAACGGAAATAGTAATGTAACAGTAGCTGCCAATAGTAATGTATCTATCAGTGTAGCGGGAACACCTAACGTTGTTGTTGTGACTAACACCCTTGCCAATATTACAGGAAATTTATCGGTTAGCAGTAACATCACTGCAGGTAATATATCTGCTACATTATTTACTGGCAACGGTCAAGCATTAACTGGACTACCTGGTGCAAATGTAACAGGAACTGTTGCAAATGCAACATATGCAATAACATCAGGTAGTGCAACAACAGCAGGTACTGTAACGACAGCCGCACAACCAAACATTACAAGTACAGGTACACTAGCAAGTTTAAGCGTTACTGGTAATGTAACCGCTGGTAATTTTATAGGTACAGGTGCAGGAACTCCTACATTATCTTCAGCAACTAATTTAGACTTAAGTGCAACAGTATCAGTAAGAGTTGTTGGTGGAGGCACCCTAAGATTACCTAACTTAACTTCAGCGGCAATTGCTAATTTAATAGCGGCAAACGGAGATGTTGCGTATAATACTACTTCAAATAAATTTCAAGCATATGAAGCGGGTGCTTGGTCAAATGTAAGTGATTTACCCACTACTGTATTGTCTACTGGTGCAAATACTACGGCTGGAACAATTACTGGTAATTGGACATTAACTGCTGGTTCAAAATTAGAAGCGACATACGCTGACTTGGCAGAATATTATGAAGCTGACCAACATTATGAACCAGGAACTGTATTGGCATTTGGTGGAGATAAAGAAGTTACCATAGCAGAAGATAATACTGCTAGAGTTGCAGGTGTCGTATCAACTAACCCTGCATATGCAATGAATGCAAATTGTCAGGGTATTGCAGTTGCTATAGCACTGCAAGGTCGTGTTCCTACTAAAGTACGTGGGGCGATTCGTAAAGGTGATATGATGGTATCTGGTGGAAATGGATTTGCTAAACCTAGTACATCACCTCAAATGGGTACAGTCATCGGTAAAGCATTAGAAAACTTTGATGGCATAGAAGGAATTATTGAAATAGCGGTAGGTAGACTATAATGACCACTTATAATGTAGCTCTCAATGGGGGTATTGATTATGATTCTTTTTGGAATGAAATAGAAACTGACGGCTCCAGTAGTACATATGTTCCAAATAGATCCGTTAGTATAGTCAATGAACGCCCTACAAGTTTACGACAGTGTTGGTATGATTTAACTGATAAAGAGGCAGAAAAATTACGCAATGATCCTAGAGTTTATTGTGTAGAAATTCCACCAGAACAACGTACTGACATTGAACTTAAACATAGTGCAGTGCAAACAGGATTATATTATAAAAGTCCGGGAACTAATCCAGCAAACAATCTTGGTATCAACTGGGGTCTTTTTCGTTTAAACTCTACGACCAATAATACGCCAGGATCTTCTGGTACATTAGACTACAATTATTCATTAGATGGTACAGGTGTAGATTTTGTTATTTCTGACTCAGGTTGCCAAATAGATCATCCTGAATTTACTGATGCTAGTGGTGTTACAAGAGTTCAACAAATCAACTGGTATACTGCTAGTGGTGTATCAGGAACTATGCCTAGTTTTGCAACATTTTACACAGACTATGACGGGCATGGAACTCATTGTACAGGTATAGCCGCCGGCAAAACTTATGGTAGAGCAAAAAATTCTCGTATATACGTAATGTCAGTGTCCGGCCTTACAGTTGCACCTACTACTGGAATATCAGTAACCGATTGTTTTGATACGATAAAAGGCTGGCATAATAATAAACCAATTGATCCTGCTACAGGATTTAAACGTCCTACCGTTGTAAATATGAGTTGGAGTTACGTTAATTCATTTAGTAATATTGCAAGTGTTACATATCGTGGCACTACGTATACAACATCAATTAAAATAGCCGCCTATGGTATGATTGGTGGTGGCTCATTTGGAAATACCTTTGGTGTTAGAGTTGATTCAGTTGATGTTGATATAGCAGAAATGATTGCAGCCGGAATCATAATATGCGGTTCTGCTGGTAATTATTATCAAACCATTGATGTACCGGGAGGTTTAGATTACAATAACTACTATACTAATACTAGTGGATTTAATACCTATTATATGCGAGGTGGCTCACCTCCGTCTGCACCCGGAGTTATTTGTGTAGGAAATGTAAGCACTATATCGGATACTCCCGAAGAAAAAGCTGGTAGCAGTGAATCAGGACCGAGAGTTGATGTATGGGCACCGGGCACAAACATTGTAAGTACTACATCAAACACAAATATTTACAGTGCAACCACTATATATCCATTCAATGCTAGTTACAAAATTATGAGTATTTCCGGAACGAGTATGGCAAGCCCTAATGTTGCTGGACTAGCCGTGCAATTATTACAGGTATACCCCACAGCTACACCGGCACAAATACGGCAAAAAATAATTGATATTAGTACAGCAAATGTATTATACACTACTGGTCTATCAACGGATTACTCTAATACTAGAAGTTTGCACGGTGGACCAAATCAGTTTGCATATATGCCATTTAATACTGTTTCAGGATCCAACATTGCCGGGCCTGTTACAATGACTAATGTTAGCATAAATATATAATAAGGATTTTAAAATGGCATCATACGCATATACAGCAAACAGCGCAACAGCGGCAGCTTCCGCAAATATTGCAACGGACAAAATTAGAATAGCTACATCTAATGTAGGTATTCAGTTTACCACTAGTTTTCCAAACGTTGCATTAACCGGTAATGTAACTTGTGCTACTAATAGTGCAACTGTTACCGGAGCAGGTACATCATTCAGTACTGAACTAGCTGTTGGTAGTTGGATTGGTAATACTACAGGAGCAAATGTAGGTATAGTTAAAGCTATTGCAAACAACACAAGTTTAACATTGACTGCAAATTCCGCAGTTGCTATTGCTAACACAACTGCAAGATATAATCCTTACGGAGTTCCTTATACAGTAGCTACTGCTAATAGTGAATTGATTCCTCCTAATACAGTTAATAACAGTATCATAGTAGGACAAGGAAACATTGTTTCTTATCTAACAACTGCAGGTGCTAATTCATTGTTTACTATAACTGAATTAGGTATGCCAGATACTAACACAGGAACGACCGGCTTCAATAGCCCAACTGGCAGTTTTACCGGTTAATTTTACCCTTTTTTGATAAATACATCATACACTCTCATTCTGAGAGTTTATGCAGTTACCCACTGCGTAGCGGCTAGAACCCGCTAATTTTATCAAAGGAAAAACAAATGGGACGTCCTCTAAAAATCGCAAAGGCTCAAGCAGTCTTAACAATCACAGATACAACAGCGGCAACAGGTTATGTTACCGTAACTGAAAGTCTAACAACAACTGGCGTTATCGCAGGTATGCCGTTCGTAGTAGCTAGTACAGTTGGCGGCATATCAGCCGCAACAACATACTATATTTTAACAGTTATTGATGCAAATAACTTTACAGTTTCCGCTACTGACTTAAGTGCAAATACAACACGTACACCGGTTACATTGACTGATACTACTGGTCAATCAGTGTCAATGTCTGTTGGTGTAGTTGATGCATACTTCAATAACCCATTCGGTGGTGCAGGTTTCCCTGCAACTAACGCTAATACATATGGTGTAGTTGGTGGTAACACAGCAATCGTTGGCTCACAGGTTTTACCACGTGTCGCTATCGGTATCTCTGGTACAGGTAACATTTATTCAAGTGATGCTAGTACATTAGTTTATGGCGCTGGTACAGACTTTGCAAATACAGTTTCTACTGGTTCCGCAATTCAAGCAGTTGATGCATATGGTACAACTACTAACTTAGGATTTGCTACAGCTACATTCGGTTATGTATCAGTTGCAGTTGCTAATACAGTTGTTTCCGGCAACGTCATTGGTACAACAGGTAACGCATTGACATTGGCAGTTAATCAACCAGTGTCATTCAGTGCTAACTTAGGTACACTAGTTACAGGCACAACATACTTTGTTAATTCAACTCCTAACGCAGCCGCATTTACTGTTTCTGCTTCATTAGGTGGTGCACCAAAAGTTATGACAGCCGCAACAGGCACGCCTGATGCATTGCAAGATAGTATCACGTTGGCAGCAAACGCATCAGCAACTATCACTGGCGTAGGTCAAAATTATGTTTATGCAAATGACGAAGCAGGTTTCATTGTACGTCAAAAAGGTAAGACAAAATATCTAGTACAAGGTGGTACAACTGGTTTAATCGCACCATGTTATACAGCGAATGTTGCTAACACAGCATTGACACCAAATACAATGAACATATTGTCCACTGATGCAGCCTCTGCTACAGCATTTGTTTCAAGTGTTAATGATTACAATTCTGAAGTGTTCCCAGCACAAGTTGCAGCCGGTTCATTAAGTGTAGGTACAGTATATACAATTTACTCTACTGGTACAACAGATTGGTCAGTATGTGGTGCGGCATCTAATATGACAGGTGTGTCATTCGTTGCTATTGCCGCAGGTACTGGTACAGGTACTGCGGTATTGAACACAGTTAACCCTGATGTTATCGCTACATTCAACACAGCATACGCCGCTAATACATACGACGGTCAGCCTAACCCAATCGTAACTATTGCTAACGCTTAATAATTATGGCAACTAGTAGGACAATCAAAATGCCAAAAACTGAAACCGATATAGCAGTTCTTCAGGTAGAGGTTCAAAACATTACCGATGATATCCGTGAAATAAAAACGGATATCAGAGATATACACGTTGAGATGGTTAAAAACAACGATGATACTAGGGTAATGTTAAAGGCTATGAAGGACGCTAGTTCGAATGCACATCAATCAATGTCAGAAAAAATCTCCGCATTAGAAAAGTGGAGATGGATGATGATGGGGGCAGGTGTTGTAATAGGATCATTGGGATTCGATACGATAGCAAAATTGCTAAAATAAAAAAAGAGACTTAGGTCTCTTTTTTTGTAAGTGCGTTTAGTTTCTTCTGAACAACATCAAAGTTAACTGTATTAAACAATCCCGGATGTAATGGTTTGGGATATTGTTTATTACCTACCCAAGCATAACCACAATGTTCATCATTTAGTACAGGAGTAAATTCATCTGATACTTTACAAAAAAATGTATGATATGTAAATGTATTATTAACAAACTTTTGAATGGGTACAAGTTTAGCGTGTTCAGGAAAGTAATTCACTTCTTCAATACATTCACGCTGTAGACCTTCAAGTAATGTTTCATCAGTTTCTATTTTACCACCGGGTATGCCCCAGTTACCCGGATTCTTGTTATCATTTCTTAACAGGTACAGGAAACGTTTTGTATTTTCAGAATAGAAAAAGATACCTGCGGAAATATTGTTCATACTATGATTTATCACAGTATTAGATGACGATAGAATAATCTCCTTGATTATACCAACCTTCATATGATTTCATCCAAACGTTGTTGACATAATCAAATCTATACTGCAAATCAGTAGTAAGATTGGTTACGTATTCTACAGTGGTAGCAGCCTGACTATCAAATGATACAAACCATTCACCCGACGTTGCATCAAACTCAACAATATCATTTGCATTTGCTATCAATGCTCCCCAGGCAATAGTAGTATTACCGGGACTACCCACATCTTCTACAATAAGATATCTACGCCCATTGATTGGACCTGGCAGTCCTGCGTTTGGTCCAGTGACTAGTGGGTTAACCACGCTGTCTACAGGATCCAATGTGTTTTGTGGCAGGGTGTCAGTATCAATATCGTATATTAACAATCTATCGTCTGTTGGATCAGGAACAATAGTACCTACAATCTCAGTATCCATAAATGGATTCTGTAACCATATCTGACTGATACCAGGTCGTAATGTTCCATAAACATTTAATAAACTAGTCCAGTATAAACTAGTGTCAGGTGGAGGAGGGTATTCTAAACTTTCATTACTTGGATAAAATGCTTCATCTGCCGGTAGTAGCTGAAGTCTATTAGCAATCAGTAACAACTTATATCCATATGGTGTAATCTTTTGACGAGTACCTAACAATAAATCATCATCTTGTATATCTTCCAATGCTTGACCTTTAAAGATACTAGCAATAACTTTTTCGATAACGCCCATCTTTTTAAGTTTTGCGGCATTGCTTAACCATATAGGCATATAGAATTTCCAACTTAATACGTCAATAGGATTACCTGTACCTTGTGGTATACTGCGACTGGTAAATGTTATGCCATCTTGGTATACAACACTTAAACTAGTCCAATCGATAAAGTTATCAGTACTTTGTATTTCTAATGAAGGATTGAATAATGTTCCTAGTTGCTCTATTAGTTCTAATTTCTGTTGATAATTAGTAGTCCAAAAGTCAACATTAATACGCAATGTATAGGGTACCGGCATCAGTCGTTCAACTGTAAATGCTTGGCCCTGAACTTGTTCATACTGTTGTGTTTCAGTATTATAACTACGTTGACGAACCTGCATTTTGTCAATAAATGTAGGGTCTTGTGTACGTTTTTGATCGTATTCTAATGCACTAATATAATATGTAATTAGTGGTGCACTTGGTAAATTGCTAGCACTGTTATTAGCAATGATAGTACTGGCTTGACGACTACTATCGCCATACATAATAGGTACACGAACTAGTATTTCATTGCCTGCAGGATCCTTGCCTTTAGTCACTTGCCAAGAACTGAAAATTTTTGCAAATTGTATTAAAAATCTGCGTATCTGATTGTCATAGAAAAATTGTGCCATTTATATTCTTTAAGGTATGGGTGGTATAGAATCCGGTGCAATAGTAAGTATTGTAGATAGACCTTGTTTCTGTGTAGTAGTTGCCCCATCAGTTAATACTGTTACGTTGCTATTATTTATGAAGCTAGCTTGTTGTGACAAATCTCCCGGAGTCATACCAGTTTGCGTTCTTACGTTCTGTGATATTCTTACCCATAATCGTCCGTCCCAACGATACAATAGTTGTGGTAAGTAATCAATGCGTAAGAAGTAATCTCCTACCTTTGGATTCTGAGGGAACGCAATACCTGCACCAGTAGGGAATCCATTTGGTGCTTCACTTGTTCCAGTTAAGTAACCAGTGGTATAACCAAAGCTACGTGGACTACTACGTGCAATGAATTGGAATCTAGGATCACAGTCAGCACGATAGTCCATAGTATTTGGACCATATGGTTCTGTACCTGTAAAGTTAGGAGCCTCTGGATTCTGGTCAGCAGTTGCGTATGTGTTATCAGCGGTGCCATATGGTCCAGTGACGTTAAAGCCAATACTATCAACAGTTAATACAGTATAGCCAGATACCGGACCTGAACCACCGTCAGTCAGTACCGGTAAAAGTGATGTAGTTTGTAATGAAAGTGTTGAGTTAGGTGCAACT